CGCCATCAACGCAGCACAGGAGCAGTACATGGCACAACAACAAGAAACACCGCAAGAGGAATAACAAATGGCTGAATTACACCGAGTAGAGATTAACGAGAAAGCACCGAATGAGATCGAACCCGAAGAGAAACCCGTCGAGCAACAACAAACCGAAGCGGAACTACCTCAAGACCAAAGCGACCGCCCGGAATGGCTCCCCGAAAAGTTCAAGAGTGCGGAAGACATGGCACAAGCGTACGCCGAGTTGGAAAAGAAACTTGGACAAGCTCCTAAAGAAGATGAACAGGAAGCTGAACAAAGTGAAAAGAAAGCTGAGGACGAAACGGAACAAACTGAAGAGAACACTAGTGAAGCGTACAAAGCGGTTGCGGAAGCAAGTAAAGAGTTTTTTGAAAACGACGGTCAACTTAGTGAGGAAACTTATAACGTATTAGAGAAAGCCGGATTACCTAGAGATTTAGTTGACAGCTACGCAGCTGGTCAGCAAGCATTGTTAGCATCTGAAGAAGGACAAATACAAAAGACGTGGCTCAAGGCAACTACGATGCGATGGCTGAGTGGGCGAACGAGAATTTACCACAAGAAGAAATCGACGCTTTTGATGAGGTCGTCACCGGCGGTTCAATTTCGCAAGCTAAGTTAGCAGTTCAAGGATTGTACGCACGTTATCAAAACGAAGTGGGTGCAAAGCCTAAGCTTACACAAGGTGCAGTATCTGGTACATCAACCATGCCATTTAAAAGTATGCAAGAATTAGCTCGTGCTCAATCTGATCCACGATATAAAAGTGGAGATAAAGCATATCACGAAGAGATTGACAGAAGACTTTCTGTGAGCAATATATGAATCGCAAACTCTTCATCGTATTAACTTGCTTTAGACAGCTTCGATTAATACTCTATAAGTTGTTTATTCATTCATAAGGTATAGTGCCCCTAGTGTTGGTTTATTAGTTTGCTGACACTAGGGGTTTTTCGTTATGTTTAAGAACATGGCAACAGAGATAGGAGAAAACGTACAGGTAAAAGCAAACCTTGCGTTCATGGCTAAAGTGATAGCTATAGTCGGAACTTGTGTTTGGGGATACTCTGTAGTGTGGAATAAGTTGATGGTACTGGATAGTAGCTTAGACCGTGTACAGCATGAGGGTACGTTATTAGGAGACTTGTCAGCACGGATGATGCATATCGAGAAGTTTGCAGAACAATCTAAAGTAGACCTCGATCATCTATTGGAAATGCAAGACTCACCTATAACATCTGACTTTCAACAGTTCGAAAGAATCAAGTATCTTGAAAAAGAATTAGACAGATTGCGTGACAAAATGGAAAATCATTTAATGAAAGGACAATGAGATGGGTGAATTACTTATGTTATTTATCACGGGCGGTGGTAGCACTGCTATGGGTGCGATTCTTAAGGGCGTGTTTGGTTATATATTCGAAGCCCGTCAGAACAAGCATGATCTTGAAATGGCGAGAGAAGCTCGTGCGTCTGATAATTTCCTTAGACTACAAGCTGAACTCGCTAAAAGCGGTACTGGGGAGTTTGTTTCTTTTACTCGTCGTATTCTTGCTGTTATCGGGGTGTCTACGCTCTGTACATGTATCATCCTCTGCACCCTCTTCCCCACCGCCAGAAATACGTCACACTCACAAACGACAGACGGAGAGAGGAGGTCAACGAGTTCTTATTCGGACTCATCAGCTTTCAAGCGAATCAAGAACCAATAACTATTTCTTCTGGACACATCAGCCTTATTGGGGATGCACGGTAATATTGCCTTGTATCCTTGGTTTCTACTTTGGTCCAAGCGGTCGAAGAGGTTGACAGTCAAGAACTTTTCCTCTTTACTAATAGATAAATTTAATCGACAACTAGCAACAACTAGTCCCTCGACCCGCCTGCGGCGGACAATCCTGTGAAGACGAAAGGGTAGTGAAAGTCACTGGTAATCAAACACATATTCACAATTAATTAACATAGGAGATCATATATTATGGCAAACGGAAATACTTCCCCCAGTCGTGTAGGTCTTATTGAAGGCGGATCCGATAACGATGCGTTGTTTCTCAAGAAGTTCAGCGGAGAAATTCTGCAAACCTTCGAAGAGTCTAACGTCTTCAAAGCACTACACACTATCAGAACAATCGAGAACGGTAAATCAGCTCAGTTCCCAGTAACTGGTATCGCTTCTGCTGCTTACCACACTCCCGGTGAAAACATTGCCGACGGTGGAAACAGCTACCTCAGCGACATCAAGAAAACTGAGAAGATCATTAACATCGATAAGATGCTTATTGCTTCCACTTTCTTGGCTAACATCGACGACGTAAAGAACCACTACGACATCCGCAGCGTTTACGCTAACGAGTTGGGTAAAGCTCTTGCCGTCCGTTTCGACACTGCTCTTGCTAAAGTGTTCATGGCAGCTGCTCGTCAATCCGCTAACTTATCTCAAGTAGGAAAAGCAGGTGGACAGCTCGACATCCCTAACAACGACTTCTCAGCTCCCGGCGTTGCTGGTACTCCAGTCTTCTTTCACTGGTGCTGATTTAGTTGCTGCTTTCTTCACCGCTGCTCAAAAGCTCGACGAGAATGACGTTCCTTCGGACGGTCGTTTCTGCGTTCTTCGCCCACAAGAGTACTACAAGTTAGTAACTGGTGCTGACAGCTCCAACAGCTTCAACCTTCTGTCTGCCGTTAACTCGGACATCGGAGGTCAAGGAAGCATCGCTCAAGGTACTGTTCCTCAGATCGCTGGTATCAGCATCTACAAATCCAACCACATCCCATCAACTGACCTCAGTGCTGTTTCTACCGGAGACGGAGAAGCTGCCAATGATGTATTCGGTGTGAACGGTGTTGGATACAATGGTGACTTCCGTAACAGCTTCGGGATTATCTCCCACTCTGCTGCAGTTGGAACCGTTAAGTTGCTTGATCTTGCTACCGAATCGGAGTATCAGATCGAGCGTCAAGGTACGTTGTTTGTCGCTAAGTATGCTATGGGTCACGGAGTTCTCCGTCCTGAGTGTGCTATCGAACTAGTAGCGTAACGCTCTTCTCTCGGTGTTGGGGAGGTCTGTGATTCGTTCCGCCTCCCCTCCACTGATTATTTTATCTATACTTATCATGGCTCTAACGACTAAACTAAATGCAGTAAATACAATGATCAGTGTTATCGGGGAAGCCCCGGTTAATACTCTCGGAGGTACAGCCGTTCCTGTATCAGTCGTTCAAGCAGAAGCAGTCCTCGACGAAAACCCAGTAGAGCCATACAAAGTCAGAGGGCTGGGCACTTTAATACGGAGCACGAGTACACACTTACTCCTGATGCTTCCACGTCTAAGATTAACTTACCAAGCAATACGCTTCGAGTAGACTTAGACCCAGAAATTTATACAGACAGCGATCCAGTACAACGTGGACTTTTGTTATACGACAGAAAGAATCACACGGATGTATGGACGAAAGAAGTGAAAGCCTCCATTACTTTTGAGTTAGCATTTACAGATATGCCTGAGCAGTTCCGTCACTACATAACAGTTAAAGCTGCTCGTATCTTTGCTAATCGATTCTTAGGAAGCAGAGAGATCGAAGGGTTTGCTTTGCGGGGATGAGATCGAAGCGAAAGCACGGGCGATTGATAGCGACTCTGAAAATGCAGACAGAACTATCTTTGACCACTACAGCGTACTAAGAGTATTAGACAGATAAGAGATGCCTCTGTTAGTAAACAGTGTACCGAATCTCGCACAGGGCGTATCACAACAGCCTGACAATCTTAGGTATCCCGGTCAGTGTGACGAGCAGATAAATGCTTGGGCTACTGTTGTTGAGGGGCTAGTTAAAAGACCACCTACTACATACACAAAGAAGATCGGAGATACTGATCCCGGTGCTAGACTTATTCACACACTTCGTAAAGAGAGATGAAACGAATAAGTATTGTGTAACGGTGTCGTTGGGTAACAGTGTATCGATTGGACAAGTAGGTGTTATTGATCTTGAGACGGGTAACAATGTATCGGTGGCTGTAACTTCTATAGCTACTAGTTATCTTAGCGGTATTAATAATCCGTTAGCAGACTTACGAGCACTGACGGTAGCTGACTATACGTTCCTTGTTAATAAGAAGAAAGAGGTAGCTAAAGACGCTAACGCTTACAGCAGAGTGCCTGATAAGGAAGCTTTAGTAGTAGTTAAATTAGGAGACTACGAGAAAGGCTACAGTGTATACATTGACGATACTATCGTACCTTTATCTAGCAACATTGCTAGTAATCCACACAGCTACACACATCACACTCATCAAGAGGCTACTTATATAAGCGGACCAAGCTCAGGCACTGGTGCAGGTAAGTATGCAGATACTGAATACATAGCTAAAGATTTAGCTGAGTGTATATCTCAAGCTTACGCAACCTCAAGGGTTGGTGTAACAAGTGTTAATTTTACTAATGGAGGTAGCGGTTGGTTGCAGGGCAATTTACAGGTGATAGTTAGAAGATTTATAAGCTTTTTCCATGGGTACGCTATGATACCAGTGTCCGCTTCAGCTTATCCTAGAAAAGTAGAATTTACGATTAAGCAAACAGTTGGCGGTGTTGTAAATAAATCCGCTAAAGGTGTCTGTGATGTCCAAAACGGGGTAATACAAAGTTTTACATTTACGCATAACGGCTCTAACTACGATTCAAATGTTTCAGGTACACAAGCTTTGCAATTTGAATTGGTACAGAAAGCTTATGTAGACGGGGCGTGGAGACTAGCTTCAGGCAACACACCTACATCTCCTACCTTCGGAACACCTTCAGCTACGATAGCTATTGTACCGCCATTAATAGTTGAAAGGCAAGGCAGCGTTATAAGACTTCGTAAAACTATAAACGTATCAAACGGCGGTTCTAACTATTTACTAAAGAGAGGAACATATAGCTACAGCTGATAATGAACCGGGCAATGGACAATCTTGGACTGAATTTTGGGAAGAAACTACAAGTTCCGCTGGTGCTTCAAAATGGGTAAATGGCACGACGTACTCTAAGGGTGATGATTTTGATGTAAGAACTACAGACGGTTTGAGTAACGAAGGTTTAGAAGCTGTATATAAAGAAATAGCAAGTATTACTGACTTACCTAAACATTGTTTTAATAAATTTACTGTTAAAGTAAAAGGAGATGCGGATATAGACCAAGATGATTATTATGTAAAATTCACTACAGATAATAAAAGTGAATTTGGTAAAGGAACTTGGGTTGAGACTATAGGCTGGGAGCAGGATGAAAGTAGTACATCGATACAAGGTGGTATACAAACTAAACTAGATGCTACCACTATGCCTGTTACATTAGTGCCTGTATTTACTGGTAATGATATAACATCTTTTAAATTACAAACAGCTGAAGAAGATGCTATAGCTATACCTCCCAACGAAATAGGTTGGAGAACAAGACAAGCGGGTGACGACAACACCAACCCATTCCCATCCTTCGTAGGTAACACGATCAACGAGGTATTCTTCTTTAAGAACCGTTTAGGATT